ACTCGAACGCCGAAAGCTGGCTTCGAAGAAGAAAGGGCTAAGATGAGTGGAAGTTACAAGGATTCACCCGAGCGCGTTAGGCAGTTCTTGAATAACGTCTCTAGTGAGACTAAGGCACTAAACGTCAAGATACTCGGCTATGCAGACAGGGCGGGACGAATTACTAAGCGAGCGAACCCCGTTGAGTTCGATGCAATCGTGAATGAAAGCGCGGTCGATGTAGAACTATTCGCTCAGCGAGTAGAAGGTGCGCTGCCCGATTACCAGCACAATCTAAAGTTGACTACGGAAGGGTTTGAGAAACGTGTCAATTCACTTGACCCTAAAAAAAGATGCCGAAGCGCGGGAATTGCAAGACATGAATCGCGAAGCGCAGGGTCTTGCTCAAACCGCCACTTGGGTCAAATCCAAACTTAAGGAAATGGAAGAGGCGCTCGCCGCTATAAGGGACTCGAACTACGGTGATAGATTAACCTTAGCGACCACTCGCGCCATTAACACCGCCAAGCGTGTGGCTACGGCATTCGAAGACCTTGAGACTTTCGCTTTGAGGATCTCGTTCTTGACTGGCGAAAGGCGTCCGTAGAACATTGACCCTCGAAAGCTTGCGACAAAGAAGAAAAGCAAATAGACTGCCGTCGCTTTGTATCCTCTTCACCGACTCGTTTCGGAGGTCTTCCAAGTGCGCAAATTCATAACTCCCGCCTTGCTCTTACTGGTCGCCAGCGCGATCTCAATCAACGGTCAAGAACCTAAACTCGCGCAGGACGTCCCCAATCTAAACATTCACGAGAGTTATGATCGCTTTAGTGATCTTACAAGCGTCTCTCTTAGTATTCAGATTTCAGGCGGTGTTCAGGATCTTGGTGGCGGGTCGATTTATGCTGGTAATCCAGCGCGTTCCCTCTCGTTGGCAGTTATTGGCATATTTGAAGGCACCGACATTAGTAAGGCGGTTCCAAAAGTCGCGATTGTTGTCTCGTCCCGTTCACGTGAGTGGGTATATTTAAAATCCCCGACACTGTTACAGGTAATCATCGACGGTAAGACGCGGGCAACGCTCGGAGAGATGGTGCGAGTTACAAGCGAGGTGGAGCCCCGCGGACGTGGAGTTACCGAACAGGTTCGGTTAATGCTGCCCTTTGGTGTGATAGCCGAGCTTTCCAATGCCACCAAGCTCGAGATGCGGGTTGGCCCAGACGAGTTCGATCTGAAGAAAGAACAGCTACAAGATTTACGGGAATGGGTGAGAAGATTCCCTGCCGCGAAGTCGCCCTACAACACCCACCAAAAATAAACAACTAAACCCTAGTACTCTAATAACGCACACAATTTGACGGGCTCGGCGCAAAAATGGCGGGCCTTTCGTGGGGAGCTGTGAGTTTAATATAGCTCCTCACTTGCAGCACTCTATGCAAGGCTCGCACGTGCGGAAACACTTCGCTGGTCTGACGTTAAGCACTAATGCCCGAGGTTAAAGACAACTTTCAGAAAGTAGAGCGGTTGATCAAGTCTCGTGTGATCGGCGGCATGAATGAAGCTAACAAGTTCATGGTTGATTCGTCGCGCGACGATGCGCCAGAAGGATCAACCGGCAGATTGAAGGCGGGCATTCAGGAGATACAAGAGGCGACTCTTGATCGTCCGGTTGCCATTGGCGCAGCGAAAGCGCCCTACTCGGCAATAGTCAATCGCGGAACAAGCCACACGGAAGCGCAACCGTTCTGGTCCTCTTCATGGATAAGAATGAAAAATAGTTTCAGGGGATTCTTTAGGTGAACGCGATCGCCGCAGCAGTGGTTGCACGGATGCAGGCCGACACCGATCCTGGTGGTCTAAACGCCGCTGATGGTTCAGGAGCGCTCGGCGGCTTTCACCGCGGCAAAGCGCCTGAGGGTGCTACCTTCCCTCGCATTCATTTTCAGTTTCTAACCGCCTTGCCTTCCTATGTGACTGTTGGAGAAGCGTTCCGAAAGATATTCGTTCAACTCACCGTCTACTCCATTGATCCGCCGAATGGCGGTGAAGAGGGCATGGCGACGGCGTCACGCCTTAACGAGCGAACTCAAGCTCTGTTCACCGATCCCGCGGACATGACAATTACCGGACACGATCTGCTCTTTTGCAGGCCACAGCGTGAGTTACCCTCCGGCACAGAACGGGACGACGACAACCAGCGTGATATTTACAGTGAAGGTTGCGTGATAGAGATATGGACCGCGAAAGTGTAAGGGAATGGCTAAGAATACTCCGAAATATATCGCAGTGGTCGGCATCAACTTCGAGGGCGTGAAGCCGCCGATCAGAGTAGAGGCTGACGATCCTATCCCTGAACGCATACCTGAAAGCGAATTGCGGGAACTGCTCGCGCAGGGGCAGGTCCGCGAGAGAACGGAGGCAGAGAAATGACAACTGGCTTTGTAGCGAGCTCTAAAGCGCGAGTGCTCACCGATCAATTTAATATCTCGCAGTTCATTAAGCGCTTGGCTCCAGCAGGCTCAAGCGGCGTATTGGACTGCACTACATTGCCGGATGAATCAAAGACATACCAACTCGGCGTGAATGAGGGGATGCTGTCTATGGATGGTCTCTACCACACGAACAACCTCGCAGGCGCCACCTTGCAGGAAATCTTCGCGCCGCCGCCGAGCGGCGCATTTATTGTGAGCGCCTTTCCTGAGGGTTTTGCTGCTGGCAAGCCTGCGTTTCTGATGTCTGCTAACCGCGCTAGTTACACGCTGGACGTAGTTGTTTCGGATCTGGTCAAGAGCAGCATTCAATGCGTGTCGGCGAATAGCGATATCGAGGCCGGGGTCTCGCTGCATGATCTGGTAGCAGAGACGGCGACGGCGAATGGGACCAGCGTTGACAACCTGGTAGCGAGCACCAACGGCGGCGTGGCAAACCTGCATGTGACTTCAATCGCAGGCGCGGCTCCCTCTGTTACGTTCAAGGTGCAGCACAGCACCAACGGATCCACGTGGACTGATTTGCTGACGGGCTTCGCCGCTATGACGGCAATCGGCAAGCAACGGATCGCAGTAGCGGCAGGCACAACGGTCAACCGCTTCTTACGGGCTGTTGTGACCTTTGGAGGGACCACTACCAGCGTGGTCTATAACTTATCTTTCGCTCGGAGGTTCTAACATGCAAGGTGCAGTTTCGGGACGCAGGTATGCGTTCCTTTTAGACAACGCGGCGGGCGTGCTCGTGGCGCTGAATCAGTATTCACCCAAAGGCGGGATCAATCTGTCACAGGATACATATGACACGACCACGGCAGACGGATCGGACTCAAAAAGTTCAATGCTCGGGTTGAGAGACGGTAACGAATTCACGATCGAATTTTTGTATCACATTGATCTGTGGACTCACTTAACGGCAGTCCGAGCGCTCACCACTGGTGTATCTCAGACTTATCAGTTTGGACCAGAAGGCAGCGCCGTGGGCAAACCCAGAGTTACAGGCGAGTGCTTCCTGAAAAGCTTCGCGCTTGATTCTCCGGTCGGGGAGAAGACCACCATGAACGCAACCTTTATTCAGACCGGCGCACAGACTGCCGATGTCTTCTAACGTGGACCGCCAAAACAGGAGCCAATAACAAACTATGTCAAGCGAAGCAATCAATATCACCGGCGCAGAATCAAGCGCAGGTGCGGGCGTCAACGATAACGGCAACGGATTCTTTGACGTTGACTGGCTGACTAACCTGATCGTGCCGTTCGAATTCACGTTTGAGCAACGCAAGCTTAAAGGCACGTGGTATCGCTACAGGACCACAACACCCGACTGGATTCAGCAGTACGTCAACGATGGACGGGCGTTGATCGAGGAGCACCGCGAATTGAGCGAAAAGCTAGCCACAGCCAAAGACGAAAACGAAATCGCTCGCATAAGGATGCGGCGGCAGGAAATCGAGACGGCGGGCAACCGCGCGAAATACACCTGGGTGGCCCACGCGCTGGTCTCGTGGAACGCAGTCGGCAAAGACAAGCAAGTGCTGCCGATCAATGAGGAAGTTTTCAATCAGATACCGCTGCCTTTTCTGATCGCGTTTGGTGATTATCTTGCCAGCACAAGGACGGGCGAAAACCCTACCTAAGCGATCTGGTGGAATTCGTTTTGAGCAATGGCGAAAGTGGCCGTTGCCCAGAGTGGTATCCAGCGCTAAAGGAAGCGCAGATCGTTGCTGATGAGCTGCGTTGTTCGGTTCCTGATCTAAAAGGAATTAGTGGCCGAGACTTTGAACGTATGCTGCTAGCAGCGCGAGCTGATTTTCTAATAGACGCGCAACGCAGGCGAGATCGCCAACGGGCGCAACAGAATGGCTGACGAAACCTTCGAACTATTTAGCCTTACTTCCAAGCTTACGCTTGATACGTCGCAGTTCGATCGTGCTTACAACGATTCGCACAGCAAGATGCGAAGTCTGTCCAGCGACGTTAAGCAACTCGAGACAGCCACGAAATCAGGCAGCACCGGCGTAGCGGGCTTTGGTAGTTCGCTGTCCTCACTGATGCCGTCTCTATCCGGTTTGAGTGGTCCAACCGGAGCGCTCGGCATTGTGACCGTAGGGGTGGGCACTATGGTCACTGCTATGACAGCAGCGTCTATCGGCGTCTGGGAACTAACCAAGAACTTTTCCGACCTGGGGTCTCGATTGCAGGACATGAGCGATCAGGTCAATCTGTCAGTTGAAACCCTCGGAACATTTCAAGGCGTCGGCAACAGCGTCAACGTAGAAGTTGAACAGCTCAGCACGGGTCTAGTCGCCTTTCAGAAAAACCTCGTCAGCGGCAACGATGCGCTAAAGGCGCTGAACGTCACCAGCAAAGACAACGAAGTTGCACTCAGACAGACTTTCAAGGCGTTGGCGGGCGTCACTGATAAGACGTTGCAGTCTGCACTCGCCGCCGAGGTTTTCGGTAAGAGCGGCAAGGCCATGCTCGCGATCGTCAAAGCTACCGGCGGCGAGTTCGATGTAGCGCAAAAGAAACTGCGGGATTGGAATTATTTAATGTCCGATCAGTCTATAGCGATCGCTGACGAATTCGGCGACAAGTTAGGCGAGCTCGGCATGAGGGCGCAAGGTATCGGCAACACGATTGCCACTGAAACGGCACCCGCGTTTATCGCAGCATTCTCTGCCATCGAAGCCGCGCTGGACTCTAATGCGATTGAGTGGAAGTGGTGGGGTGAGCAGATCGGAAATGTGATCATCGGAGCGACATCATTGATCGCGGGCTTCGCTAAGGCCGTGCAGGAAATGGATATGTACTCCGGGCCGATCAAGTTTATTGCAGACTGGACGGCAGGCACTGCCGCAGCTCGCGATGAACTGATGAAAAAGCGGCAGGAGGTGCGAGAGGGCACGCCAGCAGGAATGGGCGGCGGCCGTATTGGTCCAACGATAGACTGGCATCCCGGCGGTAGTAAGAAAGATCGGGCAGGCGCCGGCACTCGTGAGAAGGAAGATTCGATCATACGCCTCACGGAGCAGTATGCGGATCGACTGCGAACGCTTACGCCACTAACGACTGAACAGGAGATCCGGCAGGAGCTACTCGGCAAGGCATACGCAAACTCCAGCGCTGATACGAAAGCCGCTTTGATAGTCACCGGCATGACTATCGACGTAAAGAAAAAGGAAATCGAAGCGCAGAAAGCAGCCACGGATGAACAGGCGCGCGGCGAAGCTGCATACAAAGCCTTTGCTAATCAGCAATTTGAAACCTTGCGCCAGATCAATCAAGGGCAAATGACGGCCTATGATCAGGCGCGCGTGGCCATGCTGGACTTTTTGAGTGTCACCACACCGCTTGAGCAGTGGTGGGTACTGTTCAACGGGCTCCTCATCGACGCGGCAGGAAGCGCCGAGCGCTTGGCGAAAGCGCTGGATCATATCGACGATATCGGACCCGCAGAGATTAGATTCCCCGAACCTACAGACGACCAGAAGACTCCTGATATTGGGCTACCGCCCAAAGAAATGACGCTGGATCCAATGGTCAAGTGGCGTCACGCACTCGAGGAGTTTAGTGCTGACATTACCTACACAATCGACGGGGCGATTCGTACTGGCTTTGAAGACGGCGTTGGCGCAGGCGTTAAAGAATTCTTCCGCGGCGTATTGGAAATGGCGCGCAGCGAAGCGTTAAAGGAACTGCAGGCCGCGATCTTCCGAGCGATGAATCCCGGCACAGCTGGCGAGGAAGGCGCGCAGGGTGGGGGCGGCTGGTTTTCGCAGGCGCTGCGTTTCGGCGTTAGCGCCATAGCAGGTCTGTTTGGTGGCGGGTCATCGGGCGGTCTTGGCTCGGCAGCGGGTGGCGCGATCGGCGGTCACGCAATGGGCGGCTACGCTTCACCCGGGCAATGGTACTGGCGTGGCGAGAAAGGGCCGGAGCTGGCAAAGGCCGGACCATCAGGTGACACGGTTCTTTCGCATGATCGGTCAATGGCCCTTGCAGGAGCGCATGGCGGCGGCATGACGATGAACGTGTACGCAAAGGATGCCGGATCATTTTTGGCTAAGGAAACGGAGCGACAGGTGAGGCGCAAGATGCGGAAATATCAGGGAGGACGATAGCAAAATGGCGTTCCACGATATTGTCTATCCTGTCGAAGTGCGATCACTCGCCGCCACTCCCACATGGCCCAACGATGTGATCAAGACCGCCGCATCCGAGCAGCGAGTGTTAGGGCAATCCGACTCGCTGCGTGATTACGAAGGCGCTCATTCTACGATCACGCTGGCGCAGGCCCGGCAGATTTATAAATTCTTCAATGGTCGCCGAGGGATGCTGCATTCTTTCAAGATCCGAGACAAGCTACTTTACCAAGTCACTGCAGAACCGTTCGGCACTGGCGGCGGGGCTGGTTCCACTAACCAGTTGATCATCAACGAAGGCGATACACTCAACGCCTACAACCGCGAGATTTATTTGCCAGAACCGGGCACGGTCCACGTGTTTGCAGGCATTACTGAAAAGGTAGAAGGCACACACTGGACGCTCGCGTACAACGGCATAAACGGCGGGCTGGTTACTTGGATCACTTCCGTCTCAGGTCTGGCCCTTACATGGACCGGAAATTTCTATGTGCCTGTGCGCTTCGATGCCGAGAGTCTGCCCGACATTGAAATGATCCAATGGCGCGCGAACAATACCGGCGCTGCTCAAGGTCCGGTTGTGCCTATGGTTGAAGTGGATTACCCCGGCGAATGGACCTAAATGGCGAACCTTAGAAAACCAGTCAACTTTCAGAGTCCCTATGATGTCACCAGTCTGGTAACGTTTCAGGGACAGCGCGCGATCGAGGGCGCGTGTACCGGCGCTTATATGGTCTCAGCAGTCGGCAATATCGTGGTGGCCGTGACTGACTGGCGCGGTGGTCTCACGAATGTGCCGGGCTACCCGTCCGTCGTTTTCAAGCATACCGTGGGCCTTGTCGCCTCACAGGTTGAACACCCAGACGGCGTAGATCCTTCGAACATGGAAGCAAGCTTTTTTGTGAAGAGCACAGACTTGCGGGAGGCCGATATTGAAAGCGGCAAATGGGACTATGGATCTTTCACCGTGTTCACCACCAACGCACTCGCCCTCAACATGGGCCAGATGATCGTGGAGCGCGGTCGGTTTGGCAAGTTTACGCAGGCCGGAACAAAGTTCACGGTAGAGCTGCACGGATTGAATGAAGCACTGCAGCAGGTGATCGGTAAAGTCACCGAGGAGTTATGCGATGCAGATTACGGTGACGCTCGCTGCGGGCTTAACCTGGCGGCGCGTGCAGAAGTGAAGACCGGAACACTCACCAGCGTTACTAATCAATATACATTCAGAGACACCTCGCGCACGGAAGGGGCAGAGTATTTTGATAACGGTCGAGGTGCGTGGCTTACCGGATTGAATGCAGGTTTCCCGTTTCACGTTGACTCGTGGAACAACAGCACGAAGGAATTCAGGTTGCGCACTCCTGCGCCGTTCCTGCCGGTTGCAGGCGATACCTACACAGTCAACCGGGGATGCAAGAAGCGCGTCGTGGATTGCTCGCTGCCTGATCGCCTTAACATAAAAAACATGAGGGCCACGCCATTCGTTCCGCTTGAAGAGGAGTTTATTGCTGTTCCTAATGCGTGAGTTTAATAAACAAAAGTTTGTTGCCGATCTAATGTCACAGGTGGGCTCCGATACACGCTGGCGGCATAAGGGACGAGATCCGGCAGTGTCGCTTGATTGCATCGGTTTTCCGCGTTGGGCGTTCATTCAGCAGTGGCCGCTACCTGCTGAGCTCGAGGCAGAGTTTGAAGCGTACCACCGCAGGCCGGACGGGCAGAAGTTTCTCAGTACGATGCGCGTCTGGTTCGATGAAATCCCGCAGTACACATTACCGAGAGCGTCTTTTGAGATGGCCGACCTGATCGTGATCTATGACCGGCGCAACCCGCAGCACACTACTGTCGCCTGCGATAACGTCAACGTAGTTGAGGCATACGCCAGCGGACGCATTATGAAAATAGTTTATTGGCCGCTCGGAACGTGGCGCGAGATCGCGGGCGTCTTTCGCTTTCCGACTGAGGGGGAGAAAGCCGCACTGTGGCAGGAGTAAGACGTGGGCCTTAGTAATTGGACCGTAGCAGTCAACACTGAGATCGTCTATGAAGATAATAAATCGATCACGTTAGCTTTCAGCGTTCTGGGTGGACCGATCTGCATAATGATCATCGATAAAGGATAGGCGCTTGGCAGAGGTAGCAATCAGTCTTGCGGTGACGGCGGCGGCAACCGGACTCGAAGCGTTGTTCGCGCCTAAGCCGAAAAAACCGCCACCGATTGATCGCGGGAAATTAGACGATGCCCGTTTCAGCATTCCCGCGCTCGGCGCCGCTATTCCTAAAGGCTGGGGCACGTTTCGCTGTGCTCCGATATGGATCGATCACACACAGACGGACCTGCGCATAGAAGTGACGCAGGGGCAGTCAGGAGGTAAAGGCGGGGGCGGCACTCCACCAACCGCAGACGAAAGAAAGTTTATCTATACCAAGTCCGTGATCGGAGTCTTCCACAACGGCATCGTCTATAAAGGCGTTAGCCGTATGTGGTGGAACGGCAAGCTAGCTTATAACGCAGACCTTGCTACGCAGGAGGCCACGACATCAGCGACAAGGTACGAAGCGGAGCATGGCGTGCTCGCAGGCGGCGCCTCAGTTGTAACTCAGGCCGAGTGCAGCGGCGGGAAGAAAGTCACCGGCCTGGGTTCAGGCGGGAACGTCACGCTGAACATAGACGTAGACGCCGCCGGCAGTTACGAGATTGCAGTCTTCTACACTTCGACGGCAACCCGGACATTTAAGATTCGAGTCAACGGCGGCGCTACTAACGATCTGGTTTGCCCATCAAGCGGCGGAGCTGGCGAAGTCACCAGCGAGGTGATCACGCTCACGCTTTTGAATGGCGCTAACACGTTGAAGTTTGAGAACGCAGGGGCCGCTGCACCAGACCTTGACCGGATCGATATTGCGCCAGCGCTGGTCTTCACTCCTGGAGGTGAAGATCCGCGCGGCTTCACCGGAGTAATCAAGCCCGGCACTTTCGGACCAGATAATCAAGACTTCGCGTGGTCAATGGCAAACGAGTTGCCGACCTTTTCAGAAGCTGGCGGCGGGGTTACGAACGGCGGCTTTTATCAGGCCGTGCTATCCGACTGGGGAAACCCCACAGTACGCTTTCATCTCGGCTCCGAGTTGCAGGAGTCTGATCCGATCATCATTGCGCTGCGTGGTCTCAACCTTGCTCCGGGCTATCGCAACTATGGCATCATCGCGATCGATAACATTCAGCTTCAAAACGGACAGATGCCGAACGTGGAACTGGAAGTGCAGCAAGGTATGCGCGACGTTCCGGCCATCGTCGCGGACATCTATAACGAGGTTGGCGTGGCCGCAGCAGACCTTGATCTCACCGCGCTAAACGGTCTGGTGCTCGGAGACTCCAGCGGCTTCGATCCGGGCACCTACTCAGCAATAAGCTGGACTGGCATGAGCAACTCTACAGCAGGCGCTGGCGGCGTTATCAGTAAGACCTCCGGCACTAACAACACGTGGAACGCTCGCGCTAATTCTGGGGGCACTGTGGCGGCAGGAGCAGACGCTGCTATTCGATTCACTGCTGGCGCTGGCGTCTACATGATCGGGTTCGCCTATACCACAACGCCCGGTAGCACCCTGCCGAATCCTTACAACCAAGTGCCGTTCGCCGTGATCGTCAACCTGAACAGCAACCCCTCGCAGGAAGCGAAGAACGCTATTCAGTTGAGCATTGGCGGGCTCAATAATACTTATGACGTTGGCGTGTGGAATCCGGCCACAAAGTTCCAAGTGGAATACCGGAACGGGCGCTTTAGCGCGTACATGGACGGACTTGCGATCACTGGTTACACGCCGCCTGTGCCGTCTACGTTTCCGCTGATACCGATCTTCATTGGATACTCGATCGGCGGTGGACCATCGGCAGCGAGTTTTGCCGCTGGTGCAAACATCGGCACGGAGCCAATTATCGCTAATGGTGGCGGCCTATTCATGGAGTCACCGCGACCGGCAGCCGAACTGATCGCATATCTGATGCTGCGTTTTCAGTTCGACGTTCCTGAGGTTGACGGCAAAGTTAAAGCAGTGCTGAGAAACTCGCCTGTGGATCTAACGATACCGTTCGGCGATCTGCGCGCGCATCGCGGCGACTCGCGCCCCGAGTCTGACATGGTGATAACTCGCGTTGACCCTTTAGAGTTACCGCATAGAACTACCGTCACCTATTCAGATCCGGCGCGGTCCTACCGCACTCGAACGCAATCAGAGCCACGCCTGTTTGGTCCACAGCGAGGCGCTTATGATGTAACGCTGCCGATGATCGAAACGGCACAGAACATGAAGAACCTTGCGATCATTCTGTCAAACCGTCTCGAGGTAGAAGGACAGACGTATAAGTTTGCACTGGGGCCAAAGTATGAGCGCATCCACCAGGGCACGGTCTTGAGTTTACCGTCGCGCACTGGTGTTACTCACACGGTAAGAGTGAAAGAATTAACGCGCGAGCTCCCGGCCGGGATTATCGGAGTTGAGGCAGTTCGGCAGCAGGCCTCTGTGTTCTCAGCCAACGGAGCACCGGCAGGCACAGACGGTATTGAAGTGCCGATCGTGGCTGTGGCTGGAAACACCAAAGGCGTCTTTATCGACGCGCCGCTGGTGGATCCTGAGAGCTCAAGCGAGAACGGAGTGCAGCCGCTGCTCTACGTCGCAATGGCAGGCCGTGGTTCTGGAACGTGGCCCGGCGGCATCCTGCTGCGCGAGTTTCCGATCGGTTCAGGTTTGTATGAGAGAGTCACCGCCACCGAGACACCGGCCACGATCGGCGTCACGGTCGGCACACTGGCGAGCATTGCCGATCCTACCGTGGTCGATACTACGTCGACGCTAACAGTGAATTTCTACGATGATGTGCCATTGGAAAGCGTAACGGAAGCGGAGCTGGTAGCAAATCCTAAGCTAAATCTGTTAGCGGTGAAGAATCCTATCACAGGCGATGTAGAGTACCTCCAGTTCAAGACTGCCACGGCGGGCGTCGCCGCAGCACCTTATCGCTCTCGATTCGTGCTAACTAATCTCCTTAGGGGCCGGTATGAAACGATCAGTGCTATTGCCGGCCACTCTAGCACAGACGAGGTGGTACTAATGAGCAACGCGGTGAAAGTCATTGTGATGTCTACAGCGCTGATCGGAGTGTCGTGCAACTATAAATTTTTGACGATCGGACAGGGCCCGGACGTAATCCCGGATACGGTCTTCACATGGCGCGGCTTTAGCCTCAAAGCAACACCACCAACCTCCATTGAAGGGGTGTTCGATAAGGCTGAGGGGGGCTTGTCCCAGGAATGGGTAGACCAAAGCGCGCGACCGGCAGATGCTAACGACGCCTATGAGTGGGTGAGCAGAAGTGTCGCGAGTGGCGGTGGCTCAATCCTCCGTGGTCCGCTAACCATTAGA